ACATGGGATTGGTAAAGCAGAAGCCTAACGGGGAGTTCCTACACGCAGAGACAAACGAGAGAGGTTTTCTGTCTATGCAGAGAGAGCAACAGAGATACCTACGTTGGCTCAAGGTCGGAAGGGACAACAAATGGATTAGGGTAGATGGACACGCCAACCACCCTAAACCAAAGAAAGTAGTCTTGAGTCAGCAAATGAGTATATTGGACGTATTGTAAACAACAACGAGAAACAATGAGTTTTGTAGAAGAACAGATAGACAAACTGCAACGCATAGCAAGAGACCTTGCCAAGGCAGCCAAAATAATTTACGACGACTGGGAACAAGTAGACGGAGTAAGTGACTGGTATGGGGAGGGTGGTATTTGTGACGATGTTGCAGACGAAATGTGCAAGGTGTTAGACAGGGCAGGCTTCGATTGTTTTACAGAGTACAACCAATATGAAACGCACACTGCGGCCTATGTGTATTGGCCTGACGAAGTTGACGACTACG